ACGACGCCGGGATTGGCGTTGGTGATGCCGGTAATCGTTGCGCTGATATCCACCACGGGAGCCCCGTTGGTGAAAACGCGCATGTAATAGTCGCCGAATTCCAGACAGTAGCCGTTGTTGATTGAAAACTGGAATGTAATAACGCGAGGCGGATTCGGGTATGCCTGTTTGGAGCGGAGGCACATGGCGGTGCCGGCGCGCGAATAATATCCTCCCCTATAGTTGCAGAACCCATTCCTCATTGTCGTTGCGGCGGCGTGGTATTTGGCCAGGGTGACTTGGCCCCACAATGCGGGGGCTATCTCTCCCGCCGAGAATGCGCCTTGGAGTGCGTATTCAGCCATGGTAGGGGATGGTTATCCTTTGTGGTGATGGACCCGCAGCCTAATAGCTAGAACCGTCCCCAAACGCGCAAGCATCATACCCATAGCCAAGCACGCCGACCCCGTCGTAACCCAACGACCCGCCGCCGCTCCAAGGCCCTGAATTCCTGATCCGGAGCCAGTCTGGCCGGATATCGCTGCTGAAATTTCCCTCATTCCCATCCGAAATCCGCGCCTGTTCCAGCGCCATTTTACAGACCTGAATCTGCTCAGATCGCAACGCAGTCGCCAGCTTCCGATCCGTCGTCAGCCCCATCACCACGAGCGACGCCAGCAGTGCCACAAACGCCTGCCGGAACAGCGGGTCCCACTGATCTGGGTACGTCACGAGCGCCGTATAGACCAGGTTGGCGAACCTCTGGTTGGTCAGGATGACGGTCTGCGACGTGAGGCCCTGGCCGAGTGTCTGCGCCGTGTCCGGTATCTGCGCCCAGGACGTCACCGCGCCAACCAAGGTCGGCACCGCGTCATTGCTCACCACGAACCGCGCCGGAACCTGGCGCGCGAACTGGGTGTTTTCCTGCAAGCCGGACATCAAAGGGGCATTCGGCAGCGCGATGTTGCCGGGGGGCGCCCCTGGTCCAGTCGGCTGATAGGAGACAGGTACGAACCGCGCCTTGCAGCAATCTGTCGGTAGTGCGTACTCGTAGAGCCAGGGCCGCATCCCGATCGTGCCGGCGCCCACCGTCGGGGGATTGATGCCTTGCGAGATTTGCCAGTTCGTGGTCTGGCCGGTGGCGTCGTTCAGCAGGACAAGCTGGGCGCGTTTCCGAAGGCAGTTCCAATTCGCCGCCCGTGAGATTTGACGCAACGCCGGTCCATAATGGCGCAGGATGACTTTCGATTCGGCCGAACCGTCTTGCAGATCGCCGATGCGGCGGTCCATCGGATGTCCGAATGAATCGAGTGCCTGATTCGCAATGTCGGAAACCTGGGTACTCATCCGCGCACCAGATCAGCCGCAGCGGCCGTCTCTGCCTCGATGCCGAGTTGCAGTTTGATCGCGTCGGCATTGCCGCCCAGCGCCTCTCCGAATCGCCGCGCCAGAGCCTCGACCAGAGCCTCGGTGAACATCGGCTCCCACTGCGTCATGTCCGTCACCTGACCCGTGAAGACCGCCAGGGCATTGCGGAGATTGGTCAGCACTACCTTGGCCGGGGCGGGTTGGATGGCGGTATCGTCAGCAATGACGAAGATGTTCGGGACCGGATCGTATTCCGGCATCAGGACTGGCGTCGGCCGGACGGAGCGCATTTCGAGGCACGCCGCGGGATAGGCGTATTCGTAAATCCACGGCGCTGGCGGATAGGCTGATGTCCACGGGTTGCCGTAGCCGTAACCCCCTGGGGGCGCTGTTTTCAGGAGCGCCAGCGCCGCAGATTGCCGGGCAAACGGCCAATCCTTCGACCGCAGCAATGCGTCGCGGGTCTGCCCATACACGGCAAGCGCGATGCGCGCCGCCGTGCTGCCTTCGTACAGGTAGCCAATCTCAGTCTCATAGCCGATGCGATGCAGCGCGGCGTTGCATATCTGAGCCACGGAAAAATACATGGATCAGGAGTCCTTGCCGCCGCCGGTGGACATGAGTTGCCCCGACTCTCCCAGCTTCTGCTTTGACAGATCGGGGCGCCCCGCAATCGCCATCGCCAGTTCGGACGCCAGCCCCCGCACGACCGCTTCAGCGAAGATCGAATCCCACTGCGCCTCGGTCATGTTTGAGGTCGTATAAACTAGCGTCTCGCCTGGGACGTTGCACAGGATAACCTTGGTGGGAGCCGTCAGGATCGCATGCTCGGCAACGGTCCATTCGACCGGCACTGGGTCGTTCGCACTCCAGATCTGCGGTGTTACCTGCCGCACTTTCACGCAATCAGACGGATAAAGGTACTCGTATTGCCACGGCGGCAGAGGCGCGTTGCCGGAAGGCGCCAATGCTGCCGATGTTCGGGAAAACTCCCAGTCCTGCTCGCGCAGGATCATCAGCACCACGCCTTGGTACAGAATATTGGCATAGGTACTGACATTGCCGCCGCCAGTCAGGTTCGGGATCAAGCCCTGAACCGTGGCCTGCGCTCCGATCTGTGCTGCGGCCCGGTTGACGACAGAGGCGCTCGTTAGGACGGTGCCGCTCATCCGCCGCCACCACCACCACCGCCGCCGGAGCCTCCGCCAGCCCCGACGCAAGTCTGGTTGCCATTTTGGGTGAACGTGGAGAACCAATTCGCCCCGTCGCTGACAATTTGCAGCATCCCCCCACAGGCCGAAGCAAAAGTGGTCGTCGAGCCGATTGTGCCGCCCGAATAGTGAAAGGCGCCGGATGGCGTTGCGAGCGTGACGGTCGCGGTCGAAACGGCGTAGTCATTGATAAACGTCATCACGCAGGCTGCATTTGCCCCTGGCGAGGGCAGCGTGATGGTGTAGCTGCTGCTACCGGTCGTCTCGATAAGCTGTCCGCAATAGCCGCTCGTCAGCGTGACAGTGCCCCCAAACGAAGAAACGCCCTTGTAGCTACCAATCGTCGCATTCGTGGCCGGCGTGTAGCCAAGAGCCGTCGTGATCTGCGTCGATGTTGGCGCCGAGGTCGCGTAGGCCGGATCGGCGCCGGAGCCCTGTGACGTCAGCACGTAGCCGGACGTCCCAGGCGCAATCAGCGTCCACCCCGACGCCCCACGTTCCAGGATCGACCCGCGCGTGTTGCCAAACGCAGCGTCGATTTCTGATGTCAGGGTGACGTAGGCTGGATCGGCGCCGGAGCCTTTGCCGACGAAGACATAGTTCGCAGTGCCGGGAGCGAGCGCGCTCCAGCCGCCGGACCCTCGTTCCATGAGGGAGCCTCGGCCGCTTCCGATGGCATAGTCGATCGTGCCCGTCAGGGTATTGGCAGTCGGCGCTGCGGAACCACCGGAGATGTTCGACAGGAGGTCCGCATCGGCGATCGCGGCCAGGCCGATCGTGCCGGTGGTGGTGATCGTGCCGCCGGTCAGGCCGTTGTTGGTCGCTACGCTGGTGACAGTGCCGCTGCTCGGCGAGCCGGAGCATGAACCCCAGATCAGAGTGGGACCAGTCGTGCTATAGGTCAGGCACGCACCATTGGCGCCCGGGCCGAGGACGCCCCACGCAGAGGATGTCCGGTAAGGGAGGTCGCCTGGCGTGTTGCCGAGGCTGGCATCCAGGATCGGCGACAGCGTTGTGGGACCCGGTGGCGCGGCAACACCAGTGATGTTGGCGAGGATTTGCGGGCTGGAGATCGAGGCCAACCCGATCGTCGGCGCGGGGGCCGAGCCACCGACGGCCAGACCATTGATGCCCGAGATTCCATTGAGCAATTCGCCGGTCGTGATCGGCACCGTGATGGTGTTGCCACCCACCAGGAACTGTAGCCCGGTCAGAGACGCGCCGTTATTCGCCGCGGCGGTGATCGTCGCGATCGTCCCGCTGACACCGAAGCATTCTTCGTGATTCGGCGACGCGACTGGCGCATCGTACACGCAGAACGGCGTGCCGGAACCGATGATGCCGAGGGATGTGACGACCGGCGCAGCAGCAGTGCCGGCGTCGCCGAGCTGGGTGATCCCGGTCAATGGGTTGCTGATCCAGGCCGCCGCATGACCGGGCGTGACGCTGCCGTATTGCTGGAGTGCAGCGGTGCCGGCGTCGGCAATGATGCCATTATAGACCCATTTTACCGCGTCGCCGGGCGTCACTGCCCCGGATTGCTGCACGGCACCTTGCGCGAAGGCGTGCGCCGGAAACAAAAAAAGCGCTGCCCATAAGGCAGCGCTCATACGAAACTTCATCGGCAATATCCTTCCGTCAGACGGCCGCTTTCTCTGGCGGTTTGGCAGGAACGAACTCACCTCCGAGTCGGTGCCCGTGTGACCAGTCCCGACGCGTCTCCTTCGGCTGCGAAGACTGCCCGACGCGGGACGTCGGGCGGATCAGCGGCTTCCTGCCGGGCCTAACGGGAGGGTGCGGCGGGGGCGGGGAGGGTGCCGACATTTGTCTCTACAGGCGTCGGGGGTTCTGGCGTGACTGGCAATGAAGCCTCATTCACCCCCGGGCCATCATGATGCGGCGACTCGGCGCTGTTCAACCGATCCGCCTCAGCCTTGGCATCCGGTTCGTTGCCCGTGAAGCCGGTCGGGGTGCCGTTCTTGCCTCGCACATGCCAGAGATCGGCAAGCGACCAGTGATGCGTGTAGGGTCCGGGGTTCGCCGGCCCAGGCGGCGCTGCCCCAGCTACCTCCGGACCGAATGAGCCAGCCCAGCGCGGATCGGCGGCATTCGCTTGCCGCTGGTCCATCAGCCGCGCCACCTGTGCGTCCGCGTCGGCACGCGAGGTCGGCGCCCCGATCGGGCGTCCCTTCATACCGATCACCTGCCAGATCGCCTCGCCATCCGGATCAACATCATCCGGGAGGGCTGGCACGTTCATGCGGTAGACGCGGTAGGGGCCGGGATTATCGACGCCGGCCGGGATCGCCATGAGAGCCTGCGAACCAGCCTGCGCGGCGATGATCGAGCGCGTGGTCGGCCCCTGCGCGGCAGCCTGTCCGGTCTGGACCGCAACCCAGTTGCTGATCGGAAGGATCAGCGCCTTGAGTTCCTCGAATTGAGCGTCGTCCACGAGCCTCTCCTTCATTGCGGGTGGGTAAGCACGTACATGGGGACGGTCAGGAGTCCGTGGCCGTCACCGTTTCGCGCGCCGCCTCCAGCGCGGCAATGCGCTCGGTCAGAGCAGCGAGTTGCGCGGTCACGTCCGACGGCGCGCCGGGGATATCGATCACCTCATGTCGTGTCAGGTCAACGAGTTCCGGCGGCAGGAGCAGCATCGTTCCCGTGGTATGGTAGAGGGTGTCGCGCGTGACGCGGACGAGGCGGACGCCATCAGTCATCGTCGCCACCTTCTTCTGTGCTTTCGGTATCCTCGTTCTCGGTTTTCACCTCGATTATGGTCAACTCTACGCGGCACTTATCCTCGCCGTTGACCTGATTCTTCGTGACCGAGGTGACTTTGGCCATGCACCGCATGTCGAGAAGGTCGCCAATGTCGCAGTTGTCGCTCAACCCGAGCTTCTGGAGAAGACCTTCGTCCATGCAGATTTTCATGCCGTATGGGTAATCCGGAGCATCCCCAAGCGAGATACCCATCGGCATGGCGGCGTCGATGCGCTCGTCAATGGTCAGTTCGGTCGATACCCACTTTGACCAGCCCATGCGCAGCGCTCCCTACGCGACCGTCAGGCCGCCATCCCCTGCGCCGGCATCGGCTGCGCACCAGCCTGCCCGCCTGCCGGTCCAGGTGCCACTGGAGCGCCTTCCGGCGCCTCTGCCGCAGGCGCGCCCTGACCGCTCATTTCCGCCGCCATCTCAGCCTCATGCTTGGCGTGAAGGTCCGCCTCTTCTGCGGAGTGACGGTGGCCCATTTCGCGATGGGCTTCGTGGTGGCGCGTCCGGACATCGCGCTTCTCGCGTTCATGCCGGCGATGCGTCATTGCAACTTCGTGGGCCTCGGCCATCAGATCGGTCCTTTGTGCTCAGGCGGCGTGAAGTGCCCGCATCTCATCTTCGTGGCGCTCATGAATCTCGCGATGCTCGCCGCGATGCTCGCCGTGCAACTTCATGCGCTCCGCTTCGTGCCGGAGGTGCATGGCAACCCGTTCGGCTTTGTGGCCGCCCAGGAGGGCCGACGCGCCATCACGGGGCTTGGCCTCGCCGGCCTTGCGGCGACGCTCGCCGCCCTCCTCGCGGTCGCCGGACCGGCTCTCACGCCTTTCGCCGCCGCGCTCACCACGCTCGCTGCCCTCGCGGTCTTCCTCGCTCTCGCCGCGCTCGGCACGCTCGCTGCCGCGTTTGTCCTCGCGGACATCCTCTTTCTCGCGGTCGCCGCGCATCTCCTTGCTGCGGTCGGAGTCATACATCGACCGCGCACGATCGCGCCGCTCGTCCTTGCGTTCCGGTTCCTTCGCCATGCTATGCGGCCCTCATTTTTCGGCTACGGGGATGGTCATACAAGGTTTCCCGCTTCGACTTCTCTTTCTCGCCGATGCCAGGGAACTTGCGATGGACGGCAGCGCGCACTTCGGCCTTCTGCTCGGCCGATCCATGCTGCGACACCCGTGCCAGCGCGTTCCTGGCATGTGAAGCGTCTGGGATGGGGTAAGAACCCGAGCCAGCGCCTTTCGGCCCTTCGCCTTTGCCGGGTAGCGCAAAGTCCGACTTCGGCATCTCCTGCCGCTCATGGGCGGTCAGCTTGCCTTCGTCCTTGCTCTTCCAACCCCGCTTCTTCTTCGGCTCTTCAGCCATCGGCAGGCTCCTTGAAGCGAGGTCTTGCATTGTCAGGTGGGGCATCAGGATTTACGTGATCGGGGATGCGTGTAAAGCGCCTTCCGCCGCGCCGCGCCCTTGTCCTCAACGTGTTCCGGCAGCTTCCCGCCAGCATCGGCATCGGCGAACTCCTTGCCGACTTTCTTCGGAATTCCGAGGTTGGACTTACCCTCAGCCGCCGCGAACATTGCTGCACGCTGGGCTTGTGATATCGCCGGCATCAGTCGAACAACTCCTCGACCGTCACCGCACCACACCGCCCCTCATAGACCGCGCCAATCGCCCCAAGGAACGTCAAGGCGCCGATCCTCACCCCCAAGTCAGGATGCCACGCCGCCGCGTTGTATAGCTGTGTCCGTTCCACGCAGACCACGCACCGGCACGGCCCTTCGAGACGGCACGCTGGCCGGCGCTTGGCGCGGCGCGCCATCAGAACCGCGCGTTGAAGATGACCGACCCGGTGGTGGTCGAGCCTTCCAGGAAGCCGGTCAGCGCGGTGAACGATGAGCCGGTGGCCGTAAGCTGCGAGCCGAAGGTCGTGGCGCCGCTCGAAGTGATCGCCAAGCCGGTCACCGCCTCGGCAGCCTGCGAAGTCCCCAGCGTCGCCTTGATGCCACCCGCCGTGTAGGATAGCGTCGGAACCTTGAACATCGGCACCGGGAACGTCATGAAGCAGTAGGCGTTGGTGGATGACGTTTCCTGGCAGACGCCGTAGATGTTCCCCGTCGATTCGTTCTGCCGGTAGTAGAAGGCGTACTGGAGGCTGTTCTCCAACGTCGCCGGCCGACGTGCAAACGCCTTCGCACGCTGGTCATTCACGGGAAGCGCGGCGCCCGCCGTGCCGGCTACGGTCGCCAGCGCATTGTTCGGAACTGACTGCGCACCCGTGAACTCGAAATAGTCGTTGGACGGCGATGCGCCGACCGGGGTCCAGCAGAACGCCACGCCCAGTTCGGTTGTCGTTGCTGCAACTGGGAACGCGGCGGTGTAGCGTGCCCAACTGGCGGTGATCGGCACGTTGACCGAGTTTACCACCGCTCCGGCCCAGGCTGTCCCGGATAGGGCAGAGTTGATTGTCTTGGCGAGATTCGCCATCGTATCGTTGGTGCCGGTGCCTTGGACCTGAATGATCGTCAGGTTCGAGGATGCGGCCGAAAAACCGGCCCCGGCCAGCGCGTGGAGATCAACCTCCTGCGTGCTCCCCTGGTAGCGCAGCACATTGGTGTTCGGGATGATCTGCGCGACGCAGGATTGCAGGATGCCGGCGCCGGACCGCGTGATGCGGAGCGATGCCCCGTAGCTGAATGGAATATCGGCGGCTCCCGTCTCCTGCGCGCCCGCAATGGTCGTGCTGGTGCCGGAGAATGCTGCCCATTGGTCCGCGACATAGGTTGCCGACGTGGTGATCGTACTGACCGTGGTGCCGTCCTGGAACAGGTTCTGTCCCATGTCGCCGCCGATCAGGTCGTTCGACGGGTTGTTGCCACTCAGCGTAGCGCCGTAGTTCCCCAGCAGCGAAGCAGAGGCATAGTAGCTGCCGGCGGCGGGATAACCGTTGACGATGTCCTGGAAGATATCGCTCGGTCCGATGGACTGGACCTGCGGGATATACGGCGTCTGGGCCAGCGCGAGGCCGACACCGAGCAAGCCGAGCGCAGCAACTGCACCCAGAAGCGTCTTCTTCATGTTCAGAGGTTCTCCGGTGTCGGTGGGAGGATCAGTACAGCGGGCGACAGCGCACGCGGATGTCCGCCGTTGCGGCGGCGCCCTGGGCGGTCGTGAGGCTGAAGTACAGCATCTTGATGGCGCTGGTCTGGGTTGGCCCTTGGAAGTCCGTGGTATTGCCGGCGGTGGACAGCGTGGTCGTCATGAAGTTGCCGGTCGAGTTCGCCGCATTGGTCGTCAGGGTCGAATACGCCTGCGTGCTCGCAACAACCGCCACGCCGCCCTTCGATGCAGCGGTATAAAAGCCGCCCTGCGCCGTGGTGAGCGAGATCGAGGGATTGCTGATTGAGATCGAGTCAATCGCCCATGTACCGGATGGCACCGAGATCGGAATGGCTTGATCAGTGGTGGCATTCATGTTGGCGCCGTAGAGCCAGCCGCATTGGATGCTGGCCGGCGCGAAGGCGTTCCACGGCGTCTGCGGAAACTGGCCATTGGTCTGGGCCATCGCCGATCCGGCGAGCGACAGCGCGGCGACAGCGGCGAGTGCGGTGATTGCTTTAAACTTGAGCATTTTATACTGGTCCCATTCCACTAAAGCCTTGGATTCCTTTTGTGATGCAACCATGACACAATTAACTAGGAATCCCACTGGTAGTCGCCAATACGCCTGTCGTCGAAAGGCGATAATTGACTGTCGTGGAGTAGGCCGTGCAGTGAACCCGATACGCCATGCCACGCTCTACTTCATTGCCGGTGATCGATACGTCCGATCCGGTCCCCGCGCTGGTGTAGACCGCCTGGGCGCCCGAACCGCCGACACCGCAGACAAGCCATGTTGTGCCGCCATCGAAAGACCGCTCAAGTTGAACCGTCGCGTTCCAGTTGCCGTTCGGGCCGGATGGCCCCCAGAGGAAGAAGTTGAACCCGCCGTAGATGCAAAAGGCGGCGGAAACCCCGGTCGCGGCAAATGCCCCGGCGATGACCATGTTGGCCTGATCGCCCTGGGGAGGAACCCCGAGGGTTGCGGGGGTGGCGACGGGGATGCCCACGAGAGGCTATCCCACCATCTGCTTGGCTGGCTCCATCAGCGTGCCGAGAATGCGGGTCTCGATGGAGCGCTGCTGGCCGCCGCGGCTCTTCACCGTCGGCTGGTCGCGACCCACGCGCGGCGCCGCATCACGGCCACCCTCGACCGGCATGCCGCCGGATCGCACCACGAGACCGCCTGGCGTGACCCGCATGCCGTTGGTGGTGCGCTTGCTGTCGCCGATCCATTCGAGGAAGAGCGCGAAGATCGCCTTGGCTTCCTCGTTGACCGGGTCCATGAACTGGTTCGGGATGCCCCACCAGCCGATTTCGGTCGGTTTGGCCTCCTTGGTGGCGCGATCGATCCAGATCGGCGAGATCATCTGCTCGCCAAAATACACCTGCTTGCGCAGATAGTAGCTTGGTTGCACGCCGAGCTTGACGGTCTCTTCCATCAGCGCATCGAGCCTTCCCTTCGCTCGGGTGCGCTTTGCGATCTCTTCCGGCGGCACGCGGCGGCGGCCGATCTCCTGATCGGTGACGTTGGAAATCGCTAGCGCCAGCGCCTCCATCCAGGACTGATCGCCGTTACCTGGGCTCGGCGCCGCGCCGCCCTTCAGTTCGGCAAGTTGGCGCGCGATCTCGGCGCCGACCTGGCTGCCGACCTCGGATTTGACGCGATCGACTTCGGCAGCGACGCGCTGCGCGATGATGGCCTCGACCTCGTCGGCCGGGATCATGTCGGCCGGGCGCGGCTTCTCGGTGGCTGTGGCAGGCGGCATCGGTCAGCGTCCTTACTGGGCGGTATAGCCACGGGCCGCGTAGCGCTGCGCCAAGTCATCCCGTACCGACGTCACCAGGGCGAACGCGATCGAGCCGGCGGAGAAGTTCTCGCCGGTCGGCACCTGTGCCAGAAGACGGATGAAGCGCGGTGGCGGAGACGTTTCGGGGAAGGATGGCGGCCAGTCCCAACGGGCGATGCGGGTGCTGGCCGCGCACTGCGCCGCGGTGAGCGGGCCGGTCTCGACCAAAGTCTGCCACGTGCCGGGCAGCCAACCGCCGGTAAGGCCAGTATCGGGGGCAGCCTGCATGGCGAGGTTCAGCGTGCAGCCATTCGCCGTCACCAGCCCGGTGCCGATCACGATGTCGAACAGCACGCGGTCATCGCCGATGCCGAAGTCGGTTCCGAACTGCTGGTTGTAGGTGGTGCCGATGATCTGGCCCGCGCTGGCTGGACTTTGGCCGATGCCAAGCCCGAGCAGATCGACAACGCTGGACGGGATGTTGATGCCGGCGCCTGCCACGAGGGACAGAGGGGCGGTGAAGGGAATCGGTTGGACGAGAGCATCGGTTCTCATGGTGTAACAACTCCTGACAGGTATTTCACCGATCGCTCAACCTGCTATACTGCCGGGAGCGGGCCGGCGTCGCGTGCAACCACTTCGCCAGCCCTGACCACGGATGTGCTGGAGAACACACGATGGCTAGGACAGAGCGTACACCGCTTCCAGCGGTTATCCAAGAGGCACGTCAGCGCGGCGAAAAATGGTGCCGTAGCTGCCGCTTCTTCCAACCGTTCGCCGACTTCGGCACTGACGTAAGTCGATCTGACCGGCTCCGCGATCACTGCAAAGAAGCCGACCGAGAGAAGGGTCGCCGTCGCTATGCCGCTGCGGCTGGTGACACCTACCGCCCCATGGGGGCCTGCGCGCTACGGCCTACGGCTTCCGATTGGGAGACCGGGAGGATTATCTCACCATTGAGACCAACCCCCACGAGGGGACGGCGTAAGCCTCCGCCCCAGACGACGCTTTCCCCACCCCAACCTGAAGCGATTGACGCAACTAAAGCAGCTGTCGACGAGTCGTACTTTAACGTGGCCATGATGTCCGGTCCCGACGCTGCGCTGCACTCCCGCGATGGCGGCCGGCGTCACCAAGACGCTCTGGGAGATTGCCGATATGGTTCGGGTGTTGGAGGACTGGGAGGCTCGGCAGGTTGGCTTGGCAGCATAATTCGTTCATTCTCGCCACCAAGTCCACAAACGACGCGCGATCCATGACAGTGCAAAAAAAACACCTGCAACACCGATTATCCAACCCCCCTCTCTGTCGCTTTGTGCGCGACGGCGCATCATGTCGGATATAGCGTCGTTATCTGCCGCGTCCCACTGGTGGGAGACCAACGACATTTTGGCACTGGTGCTAGTAGCCATTGGAGTGGTTGGGGAGGGGATTGCCCAGTGGCTTCCTAAAGAACAAAGAGAGCGCCCAGCTATTGAGAACCTCGGCAAGCGGGCATGGCTAGTTTTGGTGCTCGGACTTGCGGCAGAAGGCGTCTGCCAACCCAACAAGGATGCAGCAGACGCCCTGATCGTAGCCGCGCTCAATGAGCGCGCCGCCGCCACGCTAGGGAGAAGCGTATGCGAAACTTGCCGTAGGGGTGGCAAGGCGAAAACCGGTGTGGTGCCAGCCCAGGCCAGAAAGCTGACAAGGAATATTATCAGTATCATTCTTGATACCGCCCAAACTGGACCACTACCAACTCCTCTGCCCGAAAGACAATCGCTCGAAAGGCGCAAAGCATCCAGAGGTTTGGCGAGCCGAATTAGCCGCTAGACTACTCTCGCTTCCGTAACGGTAAGCTGATCGCTCGTCCTCACCGGGAACCCCCTCCAGTTGTCTGTGACTATGCCGGCGTAGTCTGGCAACTGCAACAGTACATTGCGGCCGCGCATGGCTTGCACGTCCATGAAGTGCCGCACGGTGCGGTTGGTGATCCAGATCGGCCGGATCGAAGGAACGGAGTCCGTCGGCGCATCGGTCTTGGTGATGCCGGATGCCTTCTTGCCCAGCGCGGGCGGGAAGTACGCCATCTCGGCCATGCCGGCGAAGATGTCGTAGGCGTTCGGGCCGGCCAGACCGGCGTTGGTCACGTCGATGTTGGCGATACGGGCCGCCTGGCGCCAGTCCTCGGGCACGAGGCCCATCTGGCAGCGGAACCAGGAGGTGAACGCCTCGTAGCGGTTGCCGACGGCGTCGAACGCGGGCGTGACATCGCCCTTGTCTTCCATCGTCAGCCCGACCTTGGAGCCGCGAGGGTAGATGCCGTAGATCGTGCGCTCGCCCAGGCACAGCAGCCAGATCGAGGCATTCGAGGTGCCCATGCCGCCGGCATCGATCACGTTGGCGCCGTTCTGCGCGCCGCCCGTGGAGATGTCGGAGTTCAGCGAGTTGTAGAAGCCCGACAGGCCCATGAACTCCTGCGGCGTCGCCAGGGTGTTGCCGTAGAAGCAGGTCTGCTCCAGCGTCTGGCCCATGCCCTCCAGGAACGCCGCGTCCTCATTCATCCGGAACATCTCGATGTCGCCGGAATCCTCGGCCAGCGTGCGATCGACCTGGGAATAATCGACCAACTCGCCGACGCCGATACGGAACTTCGCCGTGGTGGACTTGCTGTACGGCGTGCCTTGGTTGTAACCGCGCCACGAACCGGCGGGGATCGACGTGCGGAACACGCCCTCATGGCCGCCGACCTCATTGGCCTCGCGATACGGCAGGTCGTCATACAGCGCGATCGACTGCGACAGCATTTCGGCGATGTGCACTTGCTTGCCCTGAACCGTGCGGCTCGCCAAATCGAGCATCGTGGGCCATTGACCTGTGGACAACTTCGTTACTCCATGCTATAGGGTTGCCCGTCTGACACACCAAGGAGACTGACGTGGCCAGCTATCGAACCGACGTTACTCAGGAACAAATCAAGGCGATTCTGGACTACGACCCGGAGACTGGCGTCTTTCGCTGGCGCAATCGACCCGAGAGGTCGAGGCGGTGGAACACTCGCTACGCAGGCACTGTCGCTGGGCAGATCAGCAACGGGTACGTCTACATCGCGGTGAACGGGAAACCGGCTCATTACGGCGCCCGCCTCGCGTGGCTTTACATGACCGGCGAATGGCCGCCATCTCAGGTCGACCACATCAACGGCGTCCGCGGCGACGATCGTTTTGCCAACTTGCGCGCGGTCACGAATGCCGAAAACAACCAAAACCGGGGAGCGCAACGAAACAACATCGATGGAGCGCGCGGTCTATCTCGTCATCCCACTGCTGGATGGCGCGTCAGGCTGCAATCGCATGGCGTAAACCACGATCTTGGTTATTTTCGGAGCAGGGATGAAGCCCTCGCTGCCAGGAAAGCACTTCAAGACCGTCTTCACGGCGAGTTTGCCGCCCAACAAGATTCTGCCCATGGCACCTATCCCTATCGGGACAAGCGGCGCGGTTAAGCCCTCCCCGCCGCCTTCCGCGAAGTCGGGTGGTCGTACATCATCGTCTGACGCGGCTGCTTGCCGTTCCCGCCGCGGTCCGGCACCGGACGGGCTGGGATTCGCGGCGCAGTAGGCTCATCGAACAACCGGGCCGCATTGTGCAGCAGGCGGAACAGCGCCGGGTGGTCGCCGGCGCCG